GCAGGGCGGCACCGGTCACGGCAGCGGGTTTATGCCGTTTCTAAACCGCGGCATAGCGACACTTGCGGGCGCGCCAGTGGACATCGCCAACGCGGTCATAGGTATGGACCCGCGTTATTTGCCGTTTGGTGTCGGGCGCGCAGCGTCTGCGGCTGGTGCGCGGCCTATACCTGTCAGCGAAACCCCTTTCGGCGGCTCCGCCAGCATTGAAGCGGCGCTTGCCGCCGCCGGGCGCCCATTTGGTGCGGAGATGGTGCCGGAGCCGGGGCAGCAGCCTGAAACCGTTTCTGAATACGTCGGTCGCGGCGTAGGCGACGCCGCCGGTATGCTCATCCCCGGCTACGGCGCGGCCCGCCTTGCCGCCGGCGCGGCCAACCCTATTGTCGCCCGCACTGGCCGAAGCGTTTCTAACGCCTTTGTCAACGCGCCCGCTCGCACAACCGGAGCGGAACTTGCTTCCGGTGCGGGGGCTGGGTACGGCAGAGTGTCAGCCGAAGAAGCTTTCCCAGACGTCCCTAATGTAGGGGCCACAGGGGAACTTGTCGGCGGTCTGGGCACCGGGGCCTTGTTGCAAGTCCCGCGGTTGCTAAGATACACCCCTGGCGTACCAACGGTGGCAGCAGCGGTCACACCTTTTACGAGAACCGGCGCTGAAGCGCGCGCGGCGGCGCGGCTTACTTCGCTGGCCGAAGACCCTTTAGCGGCGTCTAGGGCGGCTGACGCGCCTACCATCAGTAACTTAACGCCGGCGCAGCGCACCGGCGAACCTCGGCTGCTGGCGCTTGAAAAAGCGGTGGCGGGCGAAAACCCTGCTATCGCCAAGGCGCTGCGTGAGCGGGCCGCTGCGGCGCAGGAAACGCTAGAGGCAGAAGCCCGCGCGTTGGGCGGCGATCCGACCCAAACGCGCGCGTTTTTGGAAAGCCGCGTCACCCGGTTGACCGAAGCGCTCAACACTCGCGTCGAGCAGGCGCAAACGCGAGCCAGAGAGCGCATCGCGGCGCTGGAGCCAAACGCGCCCGCTGACGCCGCGTCGCTCATCGCCCGCGAAGAGTTTGACAAGGCATTTGACGCCGCCCGAGCACAAGAGCGGGTGTTGTGGGACTCTATCCCCGGCGACGTGCAAATCGACACCGCGCCGTTGTTCGAACGCTTTGCGGCGTTGGTGCGGGAGACGCCCACCACGCAACGCCATAACATCCCGGCGTATGCTAGGCGGTTCTTGGGTGGCGAAGCGCCCGACGAACAGACCGACGCCGTGATGTCGCAGCTTAACATGCTGTACCCTGGCGCGTTTCCGCAGCAGTCGGCGTCGCCGCGGCTGGGCGCTGCGGCCACGCCAGCCGAGTTGCAGGGGCTGCGCTCCGAACTGCTGGACATCGAACGCACCGCCCGCGACGCTGGCCGCCGCAACGAGGCCCGCATTGCTGGCCGAATTGCGGACGACGTGCTGGACGCGCTGAACAGCCTGCCGGAGACGGCTGGCCCCTACGCTGTCGCGCGCGAGTTTAGCCGCAACTTGAACGAGGTCTTCCGCGGCGGCGGGGTTGCCCCGCTGGCTCGCACCGCAGGCGGATCGGAACCTCGGGTGGCGCCCGAACTGACGTTAGAAACGCTGTTAGGCTCCGGCGGCCCGCGCGCCGCGGTAGCCGCCCGAGATTTACAGGTGGCAACGGGCGATAGCCCGGCAACGCGCGCGGCTATTGAAGACTACTTAACTCGGTCTTTCCGTAACGCGGCGGTGGCGACCGACGGCCGCGTTAAAACGGAAAGCGCCACTAATTGGATGCGCCGCAACGACGCTCTTTTACAGCGTTTCCCCGAGTTGCGTAACCGGTTTGCAGAAACCATGTCGGCGCAGCGCCAGGTTGAAACATTGGCCGCCCGGCAGGAAACGGTAGAAAGCGGCCTGCGCCAGCGCAGCGACAAGCGTATGGACAGGCTGCTTGACCAGCGGCAAGAAAGCGCGGTGGCGCGGTTCCTCAACGCCGAACCGGGCGCAGAGGTAAGCCGCGTGTTTGACGCGGACGACCCGGCGGCGATGGCGGCGTCATTGCGGCGGTCAGTCGACCGCGACCCGTCAGGTAAAGCCCTTGCTGGTTTGCGGGGGTCGTTTGTCGACAACCTGTTTGCTCGCGCGCGGCAAACAACGCCTGACGGGGCGGTGTTCAAAGGCAGCGCGATTATGGACGCGCTGAACGATCCCAAGCAGGCCGCAGCGCTGCAAACTGTGTTTGACCCGCCGGCCCTCCAGCGGCTCCGGCAAATTGGCACGGAATTGACGGCGCTGGAACGCGCGCGCGGCGCGGGGTCGCTACCCGGCGGTGTCATTGAAGACGCCCCGGCAAAAGTGCTGAATTTTGTAGCCACCATTCTTGCCGCCCGTTTTGGTGGTCAGTTAGGCGCCAGCACAGGGCTTGCAGGCGGCTTACAGGCCGCAGGAAAAGCGTCTAGCGCCGCATCTAAGTTTGTCCGTTTTCTTACGGTAGACCGCGCGCAACGCATTTTAAGAGACGCGGTCACCGACCCAGAACTTTTTTCGGCGCTTATGTCTCCGTTTAGAACATCTCAACAGCAAAACGAGGCAGTTCGTAAATTGCAAGGTTGGATGGCGGGCACCGCAGGCCGGGCAGTCGCCGGTGAGGAAGAAGACAATCGCCCGCCCAACGCGATGGCCCCTGAAGGGGCGCGCGCCAACGTCAACGCTATGACACCCCGCTGACGAGGCCGCCCATGACGCAAGACTTGTACAACATCATCGTGGGCATCGCCGGTGCCGCGATTGGTTGGATGATGAAAGTGGTGTGGGAGAGCGTCAGGGCGCTGCAAACCGACATGAAGGCCATTGAACGCGAACTGCATACAAGCTACGTCAGCAAGGACGATTACAAGTCAGACGTGCAAGAAATCAAAGAGATGTGCCGGGCCATCTTTGAGCGGCTTGAGCGTAAGGCCGACAAGTAATGGAACTGCCCAAGCTGACGCCTGTTGTGCAGTTTGCGACGGCCAGCTTCGCGCTGGCTGTTGGCGGCTACTCTGCGGGTGAAAAGTTTGGCTGGTTCAAGAACGAGATTATCGCGTGGGCGCCGGAGCATTTCAGGATCGTTGACACCAAGATTGGCCAGCCCGTTACGGTAACAGTGGCGCGGGTCAAGAAGCGCGATGACTGTTCAGTCGAAGGGTTCGAGGTGACCGTGCGCGATGGCGCTGGCGTCATCCACCAGGCCACGCCGAGCATGACGCGGTTCACCGGTCCCGCTGGCCCTGAGATCGACACCTTCACCTACCTGCTGGACATTGCCGACAAGGAAACCATCGCCCAAGGACGGGCGACGCTGTTGGCTACCATTAAGTACAAGTGTCCTGAAGGTGAGCGGACTGTCACCTACCCCCGGCACCAAAACCTGACATTCATGTTGGAGCGATAGGATGGACCAGCTTCTGAACCTTGTCCGCACGGTCGCGCCGTCCATCGCCAGCGCCGTCGGCGGCCCTCTAGCGGGCATGGCCACACGCGCCATTTCTGAGGCTCTGCTGGGCAAGCCAGACGGCACCGAGGCCGAACTGACTGAGGCCGCGGCCAAGGCCACACCGGAACAGCTTCTGGCGCTGAAGACCGCCGAGCAGGACTTCGCGGTCAAGATGCGCGAGTTGGACATCGACCTAGAACGAATCGCCAACGCCGACTGTGACAGCGCCCGCAACCGCGAGGTAGCGGCGAAGGATTGGACCCCACGCATTTTGGCCGGGTTGATCACGGCGGGGTACTTCGGCGCTCTGTTCTACATGCTGCAAAACGGCCTACCGCAGCACGGCGGGTCTGAGGCCTTGTTGATCATGCTGGGCACTCTTGGCACGGCTTGGGGCGGCGTTGTAGCGTACTACTTTGGCAGCAGCGCCGGCAGTAAAGAGAAGACCGACGTGATGAATAGGATGGCTCGCAGGTGATCACTTCCAAGTTAATGCAGGGTTTGGGTTGGACCGATCCGGTCGAATGGGCCGCGGTGCTGAACGACGCCTGCGACCGGCACGGCATCATCACGCCCAAGCGCATCGCCATGTTCCTGGCCAACACGGGCCACGAGAGCAACGGCGGCCGCGCCATCCGCGAGAACCTGAACTACAAGCCCTCTGCGCTGGTGGCGCAATGGCCCAAGTACTTCTCGCCCGAATACGCCGAAGAGGTGGGCCGCACGGACGCGCATCCGGCGGATCAAAAGGCCATTGCCGAGGCGGCCTACGGCGGGCGCATGGGGAACAAGAACCCCGGCGACGGCTGGCGCTTCATCGGGCGCGGGCTGATGCAGACGACCGGGCGGTACAATTACGAAAAGCTGGCGCAGACCATGGGTATGCCGGTAGATGATCTGCCAAGCTGGATCGAAACCAAGGAAGGCGCCGCCGAGAGCGCGGCGTTCTACTGGGCCGCCAACGGCTGCAACGAACTGGCCGACGCTGACGCGCTGGACAAGTGCCGGCAGCGGATCAACGGCGGCCTGATCGGCATAGTGGACGTGCGCGAGCGGTATGTTAAGGCGCTGGGCTTGTTGACGTAAGCAGTTCCCGCCGCTCGCGCATGGCGCGGAGCGCGGTGAACCGCTGGTGCATACGGATCATCAGGGTGGTGCGGCGCTCGCCCTGACGTTCTTCTTCAATCAGGTTGGCCAACTCGTCTTCGCGCAGGCTGCTCAACCGGGCGTTCAATTCCCGCCAGTTCATTCTTTCGGTCCCTTCAGTTCGTCCAAGGCCATGTCTGATTTGGCGCGTTTGTCAT